ATGTGCGTTGCGGATCATGGTGGTTCGTGTTATACTAAAATGTATTTGAATATTAGAAAAATGAAGAAATATATAGAAGGGATACAGAGAAGATGAAAGTATCAGATTTTACATTTGATTTACCAGAAGAACTGATCGCTCAGGATCCGCTTGAGGACAGATCAAGTTCCAGATTATTAACATTAGATAAGAATACAGGAGAGATCGGACATGATATCTTCCATAACATTGTAAATTATTTAAAACCAGGAGATTGTCTTGTGTTAAATAATACAAAAGTAATTCCAGCAAGACTGATCGGGGCTAAAGAAGAAACAGGTGGAAAAGTTGAGGTTCTGCTTCTTAAGAGAAAACAGGACAATGTATGGGAAACACTTGTAAAACCAGGAAAGAAAGCACGTCCAGGAGCAAGAATCTCTTTTGGAGATGGGAAATTAGTTGGTGAAGTCATTGATGTTGTTGATGAAGGAAACCGTTTGGTGAAGTTTGAATATGAGGGAATTTTTGAAGAAGTGTTAGATGAACTTGGGCAGATGCCATTACCACCATATATTACTCATCAGTTAAAAGATAAGAATCGCTACCAGACAGTTTATGCCAAATATGATGGTTCAGCAGCAGCACCAACAGCGGGATTGCATTTTACAAAAGAATTATTGCAGCAGATCAAAGACATGGGAGTCAATATCGCATATGTGACACTTCATGTAGGACTTGGTACGTTTCGTCCTGTCAAAGTAGATGATGTCTTAGATCATCATATGCATTCTGAATTTTACAGAATCGAAGAAGATGATGCGAAACTCATCAATGAGACAAAGAAAAATGGTGGAAGAGTTATTTCTGTCGGAACAACAAGTACAAGAACATTGGAATCTGTTGCAGAAGAAGATGGGACACTCCATGCTAAGAGCGGATGGACAGACATCTTTATCTATCCAGGATATAAATTTAAAGTAATTGATGGACTGATCACAAACTTTCATCTGCCAGAATCTACATTATTAATGTTAGTTTCTGCTCTTGCTGGAAGAGAACATATTTTAAATGCTTATAATATCGCAGTTAAAGAAAGATACAGATTCTTCTCATTTGGGGATGCTATGCTAATAATTTAAACCAAAAGTTTACAAATGTAATGTTAATAATCAAATAATCAAATTTAGGTAAAAGAAAAAAGATCTGGGTTTTGAGCCCAGATCTTTTTTTGATGCAATAAAAATGGCAGCCACGACAACAAAGTGACTGCCACACACAGTTAACTAGAGAATACAAGGGTATGAAGCTTGCATTCTGATTGTAATTCCTTCTTACTTGGAACCTAAGGAGTAAACCAAGGAAGAAATTACCTGAAAAGAATTATATCATTTTCGGCTGTTTTGCACAAGCTATAAATAGAAAAACAATGATAGGAGGCTACTAAATGAAAAACACACGTTATGGGCGATATGCGAGTATGGAGATCAAAGAGACTATCAGGGGTATATAGAGGGGTTCAATCAGGCAGTGCAAATTGCTATTGACATAAAAAATAAAACGTAATTTGCTTGGACAGTCCGTGTAAAATCTATGGAATGTCCGTGAAATATCTGCATTTTGTCCTATGGAATGTCCGTGGACACTATGCAGACAAAATAAAAAGCACCAGTTCAAAATTTCTGGTGCTTTTTATTTACCTGATAAAGGTTTGAGACAATCCATTTCTGAAAACAATTCGCTGAACCTTTCCATTGTAGATGTCTATATAATCAATCACATCGTGAGTAAACATATATAATATTTTAGGATCAACCGATGTGGCAAGACGCTTATAACTGATATAGTTTCGATTAGTCAGCTTTTGCGTAATGATAAAGGTGCTTGCTTTATCAACAAATTCTTCGTCTGTGATAGAATTATCAACGGAGTTTTTATTGACAATCCCTATTTTCTCATCAATTTCAGCGATCTTTGTTTCAATTTCCGTTTTCTTTGTCATGTAATCCTTTTCAGATATAGCCATATCATCATACAGATATAAGTTTGTAAGACGATCCAGAGCCCTATCAAGCTTTTTCTTTTCGGCTTTTAATATCGTGAGTGATGATTGCACCTCATCATTTTTCTTTGCTTTATTAACGTTAAATGATCTACCATAGATGTTTCCCACTACACTCGATGAAAGAATATTATATAAGTCGTTGAGCTCTTCCTGATCGATGCTTTTAATATCTGAAAAAGCATCTCCAGTCAAGAGTGCAGCTTGGAGATCGGCTGGGCTGTGAATGGAATCAAAGCCTTTTTGTGCGTTAAGCATATTCAGGATATAATTAAAGATAAATTCTCCAAGTACTGGGTCCGATGTTGATCTGCCACGGCATTTCGTTAGTGATCGCCGTCTTGTAGAACAAAGATATTTGGAATACTGCCAGGAACGATTTTTGTTTGAGCTGGTTGAGGTCATTTTCTTGCCGCAGTTTCTACACCAGCACAGACCACCGAACACATGAACATGAATACCTTTAACATATAAGTTGTGATCCGTAGCATATCTTTTATTACCTTTTAGGATTGCCAGAACTCTTTCCTTCTGATCATAAGAAATAATTGCGATATGATGATCTTCAATCA